ACGTATAATGTTCGGCGGCGTGTCTTCAATGCGCCAAGTGGGGTTACCACTAGATTCTTCACCCTCTTCTGGAGGATCTGCAGCGTCCAGATTCTGACGAGCGACACGATGCATGAAGACCTTCTCAAGCGAGGTACCACTAACCTTGATTAGCGATTCCCCCTCGGGACTGACCGTTATCTCAACGGTCTCTATACGCATTACACGATATGACTCATTACACGCAACAAAAACGCCCTCTTTAAGTGCGTTCTTTAGTGCCGGCGTAGTAACACAAACCATCTCAAAGTCGCCAAGTTCACGATAACGCTCAGCCCAAACAACAGACACGAACAGGTCAATGACTATCGACCGCCTCATGGAGGCGTCTAGTAGGTATATTTCCATTAGACGCCTCCATGACAGTGTATGTAGTCAACCTTAGCTGTTAGTCCGCCCATTGCGACATCCCAATCAGTAACTAACGCGATTCCGTTCCTACCAGGGCGTAATGAAATCCACGCACTACCCGGCTGCATGGCCCAAAGGGCTTCAACCGTTGTCGACTCCACTCTCACGGTAACGTTCTTCTCCCCTGGGAGACTAACTATACTGACCGTATCGCCCGGGTTCAATGTCATACCCGCAAACTCTAGACGTTCCACCTCGCCATCGGGTCGTACGTGCGCGATGCTGAACCAATCCATTGGTATTGAACCGACCGTGAATGAAATAGTCGTACCAGCTTCAACCGTTCCACCGTATTCAAACCATGTAGCAACAGTGGACGACGCTGATGGGACATTGACTGAACGGGGGGTTTTGTCCAAGAGATTGGGGGCAAAACACATGATCGAGACAGTCGCCAAGAGATCGCGGGCGAAACGAGGCGCGTCAAACGACTCAATAACGCCCACGATCTCTAGGTCGGGTCCATCTGACTGCGTAAATATCAATGTGACCGTAGTCTCAGTCATAAACATTCGATACAGTAAATCACGAATGCTTTGGATAGTAGTTGTCACGTAATTAGGCTCCATAGAAAGCTTAAGTACGATGTTCCTACTTTCTCGCCTACTCGACTGGAACCGTTGCCCGTCTATCGTGGCAAAACTGGACGAGACTAGGGTAGCCTTAACTGGGTCTAACCCATCAATATCGGCCACCGCTAGCCCCGAAGAAACATTCTCTGTGTAGAGAACGAGCTCTTCACCCTGTGGATTGCGAACCTTCACTGCTGTTAGCATTACGTGGTCAGAGCTCCTTTCACCTTTGATAGCTGGTTTTTAGTTTGTCGATAGATTTCAGACTCGTTAAGAGCCTTTGGTGAGGTGTTGTGCTGGATGTATGTAAAGCCTCCAGGACGCCCAAACTCGGCCGCCACGGAATCGCCATCCAATTGTGCCTTATACGCAGCCAACACCGATGAGGCGCTGGCTGAAGACGCACCTACGGCTAGGCTCTGCTTACCAAATAGGCCACCCATTCCCGCAGCACTCGATGTGACCTTGGATAGATCCAAGACCGGAGTGATTGTGGGTTGTAGGTCAACTAGATCTGGAACAGCAGTGCCAAGAGAACGCATAGCCTCTTCAAGCGCACTTACGCTGCCTTCACCGAGATCGCTAGATGCTTTCTCGACTAGTTTAGCGTTGTCGGCTATACCCTCTGCGAGACCCGTGGCAGTGTACTTACCCACTTCCATGAGAACCCGTGAGGGCGACTTAATCTTCAACTCTTCCTTGATAGTGTTGACGATATAGCTAGCCAACGTCTCCATTGTTTCTTTAAGCTCCGCCTGCTTAGACTTCAAGCCGTCAACAATGCCCTGCGCAGCGTCTACACCAGCCTGGTATAGCTCTGTAGCACCAGACGTACCAAGCCATCCAGCGACCTTATCAAGACGATAATCGAGGCTGTTAACCTCATTAATCGCCTGAGTGCCGCCCTTGATTAGCTCGTCAAGGAACGGAATATTCTCCGGACCCTGCTCTAGCAACTGCTTGTACAAGTCGTCGTTAAGACCCATGTCAGCAAGCTTCTTAAGCTTGGCGTGGAACGTCTTCAGCGTATCAACACGCTTCCGATTCTCCGCTAGGAACTCTTGGAGCGTTGTGCCCTTATTCTCTTCGTCGCCTATTTCGACAGTGCTGAAGTCGTCATAGTTGTCCTTAGTACTCTTACGATAATCGTCACGCGTCGCCTTGGCTTGCTTGAGCTTTTCGTTAGCCTTAGCAAGTTGCTTGGTCACCCTATTGTACTCACCGGCCAAGTTCTTTAGACGCTTCTTCTCGTCATCCAGATACTTGTTCATGTACTTATAGGTGTGGACTGCCTTATCGCGCTCTTCCCTTAGGCTCTTTACCGCCTTTTCTTCCTTCTTTGTTTCGGCGGTGTTGTCGCGCTGAGCCTGTGTTAGATCTACTAGCCGATCCTTGGATTTCTTAATAGCAGCGTCGGCAGACTTAAGCGCGGCAGCACGCTTCTTCGGATCTTTGATCTTCAGAGCCTTCTCGCGATCCTTCTGTGCAGCAGCAAGAACCTTATTCTCGTCGGTTATATCCTTAGCGATCTGGACTTGTTCCTTACCGAGTTCCTTGATATTGGCAAGGTGGTCCTTGATGTCCTCGTTGGTGTCAGCAATGAAACCCTTAAGGCCTTCGCCCAATGAATCCCAAGCATCTTCCATCTCGGCACTTGTGGCCCCCGCTTTGATACCCATTGCGAAACCCTCACCAACGCTCTTACCGATTGAGATAAAGACCTTAGATGGTGAGTTAATGTTTAGGGTGTTTCTGGCCCAGTCAACAGCACCTTGCGCCATATTTCCAGCGGCTTCACCAACCCTATCAACAGCGCCGGTAACTCCATCCACCATTCCATCAGCGATGGCGTCGGCAATGTCCCAACCTGCGTCATTGAGATCATCCCCATTATCACGAATCCAGTCTTCGACACCGTGCAAGAAGGTTAGCAGTGTTTCACCTGCTGCGGTGACAATGTCTAGTGAAGCATCGCCAATACCTTCAATGAAGTCGATAATCAAGTCTGTACCCGCAGTAATGATTCGATCATTATCTGCTGCAAGATCGTCAATCATCGTTACGATCAAGTCGGTTACGGCCGTCGTTATGATCGTCGAATCCTCAGCAACGCCGTCAATGAAGTTGGCGATTAGGTCTGTACCCGCGTCGATAATCCGATCGAGGTTGTCACTAACCGTCTCAATGAAGCCGACAATGACGTCCGTAAACGCGGTAACCAGCCGGTCATTCGCGTCTTCGATACCCTGTAAGAAGGTCTCAATGAACACCACACCGGACTCAATAATGTCTGGGATGTTGTCCGTGAGTGCGTCAATGAAGGTTGTGATGATGTCAGTTACGACCTCCACAATCTCGTCGATGCGATCTTCGAATCCGTGCAGCAGCCCAAGCATGAGGTCCATACCAGCATTAGACAAGTACGGAACCATAGTGACCGTGTAGTCGACAATTGCAGTAACCAGTGTCGCAATTAGGAACATTAGCGTGTCCACTATCTTCGGGAACACAACCACTAGCGAATCTAGAACAGTGGTGATGATGCTGATTACCGACGTCATGATTTGTGGCAGGGCCATCTGCAATGACTTAAGTAGCTGAACTAGGAAGTTAACTAGCGCAGCAGCGACCATCGGCAAGAACGTGAACATGTTCTTGATGACGACCATAATCTTCGCAGGTGCCTGTGAGAACAAATCAAACATGATCTTTAGACCAGCAGCGGCGGCTAGCATACCGATGCCCGCGAGAGCACACGCAGCACCCAACAGCGCTAGGGACACTGCAAATATCTGCAGGCCTAGTGCAATTTGTGGCTGCATTCCGAGAATAGCGCCCACACCGATCAACATGGCCAGCGCTATTGCTACGGCTGCCAGACCGACCACGATTGCTGCAATTGGTAGTTCTCCAATGACTCTCAAGGCTATTGCTATTACTAGAATAGCGCCTGCGAGTATTGCAATCACTGCAGCATTCTGTAATCCGTCCTTACCGACTAGGTTGACCGCAATAACCATAGCCGCGAGTGCAAATGCAACGGCGAGTAGCGATATAGCCAGGGACTTCGGGTCCATTTCGTTGAATATCTTAAGCCCGTAGGCCAAGACGATCAATGCGCCAGACAGAATCACGATTGCGGCCGCGGCCTTTACGAATTCCTTTTCCTGACTACTAACCAGTTTCATAACCAGCATCAGTGTTGCCAGGACGATGCCGATCTTCAAGATACCATCCATGACGGTCTCTAGATCCATCATGCTATATAACTTAATAGCGAGGGCCATCAACATCATACCGGCAGCCAGCAATATGAGCGACTGTGAGAACTTGAGAATGCCCACGTAGTCCATTGGTAGTTTACCAACTAGGACTAGTACGCCCACCATAGCAAGTAGCGCCGAAGCACCCTTAGCCATGCCCTCCCAGGGGACTGTTGCGAATACCTTACACGCAACTGCCATGAGAAGTAGCGCACCGCCTAGAATAAGCATGGCCGCAGCAACTTGGATAGCCTTCATTCCACCATCAGCGGCATTGAAGGTGTTTATTTGCTTCAAGACCTGCACCAGTGCAGTGGCCAGAAGACCCATGACCCCAGTGACCATTACTAGCTTACCCGCAGGGATCTTAGACAGGATAAATAGCGCAGCGGCTAGAGCTAGAATCGCAAGCGCGATAGTTAGCAACGCCTGAGCCTTTAGCTTCATGGTGAACGCCTTTAGGGAATCCTGAGCGCCGCTCATAAGACCCATGAATGCTTCTTTGACCTTAAACATCGCATCGAGGTGGAAGGTGTCGATAATCTTCTTAATGCCCTTAATAGCCAACAGGAACACGCCGAGGTTTACACCACCGATGACGAGGTTGGGGTCGATACCGCCCATCATGTTCTTCAAACCAGTCCAAAGAGTCTCTACGGCTGGTCCGACCTTCTTGACGTTATCGTAAATGTTCTTAATAGTGCTACCGGCTTCGCTAAAGCTTTCGGAAATCTTCGGCCCAATGTCCTTGAGTTCTTTAAACTTTCCGGCAAGCTTCTTTAGTGGACCAACAGCCTTGTCGGAGGTGCTCTTCATCTCGCCGAATGAACTGAACGCCTTCTTGATTGAATCCACGAACTGACGACCGAAGTCTTTAATGACCACGATCACTGGGGCTAGATCCTTCTTAAGCTTAACCATCCACTCGCGAAGTTTCTTGCCAGCCTCAGCCATTTTACCCAACTTGCCACTGAATTCATCAGCATCGGCATCGCCCTTGAAGCCGGCCACAAATGCACCGATTGCTTCTTTGGCTTTGTTGATTGCGTCGGCGATCTTCTTACCTGCAGCAGCAAACCACTTAGCCGTTTGGGTGACAAACTTAGACTTCTGGAAAGCCTTGTCCATCTTAACGATCCAGTCGCTAATGCTAGAGGTGACACCCAGTACGCCGTCGCCACTGGCAGTGAACGCCTTGACAATCGGCTTGATGAGGGCGCCAATAGCGCCAGCAATGGTCTTAATCACTGTAACTATGATGTGTATAACCGCAAATACACCCTTGAATGTGTCCTTAAGCTTGGCCATCTGGCCGTCGTTCAAGATCAACATCTCAGTGAACTTACGGAAGTTCTCAGTTATCGTTACGAGGAAACTGGACTGCTCGCTTCCTGGAAATATGGCCGACCATGCTTCTTTAATCGGCTTAGCAATGTTCCCAATTGCTTTGAGCAAGTTGAATACGCCAGCGACTAGGTCATCGCGACCGCCAGCATCAGCCCACGCCTTTAGCATGTTGTTTCGCTCTTCGCCCATCTGACCGAGCGCTCCGCCGACAACTTTATTAATACCGCTGAACAATTCGGTAGCTTCGTTAAAGTCACCAAGGATGATGTCGAATGTTGATGCCCAGCTAGACCCAACAGCCTCCTTGAGGGTTCCAAGAAGCGCGGTTCCAGTGCGAACCTTCGTTGCGGCGTCGTACGCAATCTTTTGCTGATCGAGGAACGCCTCGGTTTGCTTGTCGGTGAGACCAATCGACTTGATTTGCTCTGCAGATAGCTCGCCAGCCTGAATCTTCAGGTAGGTCTGCATGACATCGGCAGAAAGCCACTTACTTTCGAGCGAACCGTTGAAGTTATCGGCAGCCTTCTTAGCGGAAGTCGTGTCTTCGTTGAACTGCCCCATTGCTGAAGCAATATCGATAAGGCCATCACGCATGATGGTACTACCCATGCCCGCGTTGGTCAAAGACTTCCAGTCCATAAGCGTAACGACGCCATTACTCATAGCCTGAGACAACTGATATGCTGCACCAGCGGCTGCGGCTGAGTTTGTACCTGATGAAGCGGCTTCGTTAGAGAAACCCTTAATCATGGCAGTAGCGTCGTCAATACCAATGCCCGCGTTAGTGAATAGACCAATATTCTTAGTCATCTCAGAGAAGCTATAGATGGTCTTATCCGCGTATTTGTTCAATTCATCGAGGGCGCCGGTCACATCTTTTAGTTTGGTTCCGTCGCGAGAGGTATTTGCCAAGATTGTCTGGATAGACTGCATCTTGGTCTCGTACTCTGCGAATCCGTCGCCGATCGGGTCCAAGGTCAGAGACTTCAACAGGCTCGTGCCTGCGTTTACAGCCTTGTTAACGATTGTGCCTAGCGCGGTAACTGCGGCAACCTGTAGGGCACCAAACTTGCTGCTGACATCGTCGACAGCCTTACCTACGGTAGTCATCCCCACGGCCGAACCAGCATTTGCTACGGTGGATTCCAACGTCTTAAGTGTCGAGATCGTCGTACTGGCGCCCTTTTCAAACTGTGCGTTGTTAAATCGCATTTCGACAATGCGTTCATCGATGCTACTCATGCGCTAGTCACCACCTTCCATGCGGTATCTGAAATATCATTGAATACGCTCTTCAGTGCCGGGTTAATGTAGTCACGACCCGCGACATACCCCCCAGTACCGGTACCGTGGCCGTACTGCAAGAGAACCGCAATTGGTATGCCGTTCTCCATGTGTGAATTTGACCAAAAGATAGACCAAGACTTACGGTCCTTACGGACAATCTCATACCTCCAGCTTTCAGCGGTCAAACCGCTCTCTCTGGGGGTAACTGCCTTCAACGCATCAACGCCGTTTTGCGCGAACTTTTCGAGTTCGATCGGTATTGACGGTTTTGTCATCGAGGTTAGGAATGCAAGGGTGTGCTTGAAGGAGCCCGAGGCAAGGACTTCAATTGGTGCTGGCATGATTCACTCCTAACGTAAGTCTTGGTCTATCTATTTAGTAGCGCTTGTGGAAAGCGGCGAGAGATACGTCTGTGGCTTGTGACCAAGTGGTATCGGGGGTTCCCGTGAACAACTTGTCCTTCTTCCACAGCGTTTCAAGCGCCTTGACCGTCTTGTCGTGCGCCTTCTTGCTCGCAGTATCCCACTTGCCGCTAGCGGGTGCTCCGATTGCGATCTGCGTGTACTTTACGCCGTATGGGAACTTAGTTCCGTGGCGATTCGATGCCATCTTGATAGCGTTGAGACGCTTTACCGTTTCGGTGCTGTCGAGATTGCTAGCAGCCTTGGTGGACATGTGGCAAAGACGCTGCGTGTCGTATACGACGAGGCCCTTCTTGGTGGTCTTGAAAGAACCACGCCCAAGGTTACTCAAAGTTCCGACATCACCATGTAGGTGATTAACGTGTGCCGCTGCTGAACCTACTCGACCGTCACGTGCGTAGATGATGCTTACGCCCATGGCCTGTAGTGCAGGAATGATGGACTTGATCTTGGCGCGCTCGGTTGACGGCGAACCGGGCCAATTCAAATCGAATGCCAACGTGTGCTTGACAGTCTTGTAGGTGTCTTCATCGTAGTGGAAAGACTTTTCCTGGTGTACTTTATGTACGGTGCTGTACGGAAGTGACTCCAGAAGATTGAAACCGTTCGCGTCTAGGAACGCCTTAGCAACTACTAGGTTTCTAGTTGGTGTAAGTACTGCTGTTGTGCCCATGATTTACTCCCATTTTGACGTATTGTTACTTGGTGATGTGGTAGGTGTATTTGATCTCAAACACTACCTGTCCCTCACCGACATCTACTCGGTATGGACCCTTGGTCGCGATCAAATCGGCCTGACCGCCGATCACAGCCAACTGCGCTTCAAGCCCTGTGGCCAAATCGCCATCTTCTGCGGTATTGACTGTTAGTTCTACTTCGAAATCCATGACTACCCCTTAATAATGTAATTTAGTACGATGAACGGTTGTAGATTGTTGTGCGGTAGCCCTCCACCAGCGGGTTCGTTCGTCGCAACAGTGGATTGATTTGTCGGAGTTGTAGACTGACTTGTTGCCGCAGTTGTCTGGTTAGTCGCAGTGGCTGCAATGTTAGTCGCAGTTGCTGCAATGTTAGTTGGCGTGGTTGCCTGGTTTGTCGGAGTCGTAGACGCCATGACGGTGTGGCCAGTTATGCTGCCCGCAGTCTGGGCCATGGTGAAGCCCGTACCCGCAATAGCACCAACAGCCTCATTAACAATCGGAGAATCGAATGCCGCATACATGTCCCTTGAGTATGGGTTGTGTGTATGCGCATCTTGAGTGTGGTTGTGTGAATTCTGAGTGTGGTTGTGCGAATTCTGAGTGTGGTTGTGCGAATCCTGCACGTGCGTGTGCGCATCTTGAATGTGCGTGTGTGCATTCTGTAAGTGATTGTGTGCGTTCTGAGTGTGGTTGTGTGCCGCTAGCTCAGATTCGGTCAATGTTACAGTTTTAGCGCCACCAGACTTAGCAACCGCGTTGAATTCCGTCTGTGAGGCGTCTAAACCAACAGGGACTTGGCCTTTTAGGTTTGGTAGATTGAACGTGGACGAACCGTCACCAACCCCATAGGTTGTACCAATCACTGCAAACAGAGAAGCATAGATCGAACGACTCTGTGCCGATCCATCACAAACAAGATAGCCCGTTGGTGCTGTTGGCATTGGCCACATCATGATTGCACCAGTAGGTGTTGGGTTTCCAACAATAGCTTGTGCTGTCTGGAGATTCACAATGTCTTTAGGTTCTATAGGATTCTCAACCTGACTAGTTCCCAAATGTGATCGTCGAACAAGTGTTGACGGAGTGGGTGACACCGCTTCAGGTGAAGAGGTACCCTTAACCGTTCCAGCATTGAACGTGTCTCCGCCATACTTGGAGAGAATCAAATCGCCATTGGCGTCAACCGTGCCTTCGACGATCATGTCATCGCGGATGCTCTCCATCTCTTCTTGAGTTAAGACATTGACTGTACCCATTACACCCTCCTAGAGCGAACTTATACGATAACTAGTTTCAGTGAGTTGCTCTACGGAAGGCCACGTAATAGTGTAGCCCCCATGGCCGTTTGGAAATACTGCCGTGTCTGGGCCTTCAATAGTTCCGCTACCATCACCGTGATTTGTGACTTTGAGTATGTGTGTCTCTTCAAATACATCGATGAGATCTTCAGCGCTTGGTAGATACGGGTCGAAAGCTTCGGTTCCGTAAATCAAATCCTCAAGTGCACGAATAGCCTCAGGATCAGCGATAGATGTGTCGACTATTATATGTGAAGAATTAGCAACCCCGGAAATTTTTTGAGGCTTGGTTGTTATGTCGAATCCGATAAGGGCCAAATCAGTAGAGTCATTTAAAGTAGTGTACTCCATGTCTCCACCTACAGCGCGAGCGCCAAATATAAAGTGGATCTGATACCCGGTAGGAGTCAAGACCCGGTAGGTCATGGAAAAGACGGCGTCTTTTATGCTCCCGACGCTATATGGGTTGCCAACCACCTCAAGAGACGCTTTAAAATCTGCCGGCCCTTGGCTCGATCCGGTTTTATCACCGTCGAGGTATCGAGGGTCGTCTTTACCTGTCTCATTTGACTCGGTGACAGACACTAAACCTGACCAGGCTACACCGTAACCGCTAGCGTCGAAATATACTCCTCGATCTACACCATAGACGTACTGGCGAGTCTCAGGTTCGTGCCAAGTTAGGCGTGCCATGATTTCTCCTAACTAAACATCGCAATCAACTCAGAAACTGACGGCATGTATGGGTTGTAATAATCACTGCCGTATAGCGCAGCCTCTAGGGCCTCTACCGCGTACGGGTTTGCCCCGATTGTGTTAACCACAAAGTGTGCGGTTGGTCGAAGTCCAGGGTTTCTGACGGCCTTGGTCGTGATTGCCCAGGATTGTGTCGATGGCTCTGCATCATCGGCGACTGTTGTGTTATCAACGTCGGAAGGTGATGCTAATGCGTTGTAAACGAGGTGGATCTTGTAACCTAATGTCCCAAGCGCATTCAGATCATCGCCGAGTAATGTTCGATACGATAAATCGAACGACTTTCGAGGTTGCTGCGTAGCAAATAGACCACTACCAATACTTGTAACGCCAGTGGCCGCGTGTAATTCTTTGGGTGCGGAGAACGCTTCAATGTCCGCCGCGAATTCATCCCCACCTGCGAGGTTCAAAACTTTAATGCCATCCAAATAGTATGGCGAATCTTTACCCGAGTCCGTTGACTCATTTACGGAAATTAGACCGTTCCAAGGAACGCCAACTCCGCCTAGAGGGTAGAATACTCCTCGATCGAGGCCCGATTCAAACTGGCGAGTGCCTGGTGCACCCCAAATTATCTTAGACATTTTACCCCCTTACCCTGTGGTCCCACGTTGTTGTAGTCGTTGCGCATTTAGTGAACGCCTCTGGCTCGCCATCGATTGACGGCCAGTTTTCTTGACGGGTGCGTTCTTAACGTTCGCAACCTTGATGAGAGTCATCAGTCTATTGAAATTCCACTTGTCACAGTCGTACGGAATAGTCAAAGCTGACATCCAATAGTACACTAACTCTGAAGTTACAATTTCCCGACTACCACCCTGTTGACTTTTGTCGCTAAACCAGGTTGCGG